TCTTTTCTTTGTCGCTGCCGTCGTTGCGGCCGTAGCGCGGCGTCTGAGGATTGATGACCTTCCACCGGTCAAGCACGAGCTGGCCGTAGCGCTGAACGCATGTCCAGTTGCCGGTGCGATAGACGGCTTCTGTCCAGGCCAGCCAAAGCGTGCCAGCAGGGCCGTGGAAAAGCCGAGGATCTTCGAGGTTGCCGTTGTCGGCGTCGATCATTGGCACGTCGATCTGGACATCATCGACAGGCTGCCAGTCAGGTCCGAGTGTCGCGATGTGCAGCGTGCACCATTCGCGGGCCAGCGTGTGCGATCTGTAGGCCATCAGCTGGCGACCGGCGTATTCGATCAAGCTCGCGTTGAACGACCGCTGTGCGGGCACGAGGCGCTCGGAATCAATGGTTACGGTCGGATGCTGCTGGTTCAGTGATGGCTTCATCGTCAAGAAAAAGCCCCGGCCAGCGAAGGCCAGCCGGGGCGTGTGATTGCTTCAGGTTCGCTTAGCTTGCGGCGAGCGTGGTGCCGAAAGTGAACGCTTCAGGACGGCGAACTTCGAAGTCCACATCCTGGAAGTTATTCACGATGACACGGCCACGGCTGGACTGCGTGTAAGGATCGACGATGATGTCGAGGCCTCCCCACATACCGATCAGCAACTCGGAGAAGTCGCCGAAGAACAAATGACCAGTGGTAATCTGGTTCGTGACTTCGGACGGATAACCGTTGATGCCGTTGCCTTCCCACAGGAAAACTTCGGTGCTGGAGCCAGCGACTTTCTTATTCGTCTTGAACGAACCTTTCATGGTCGCGTTGTGAACGTAGCGGCTGGAAGCAACGTTGAGGTTTGCAGCTTCGATCAGCGTTTCCATGTTCACGATTTCGGCCCATGTCGGGACGCTCCCAGCGAAGTATGTCACGTTCACGCCGCTCGTCCGGCGAATGCCGGTCGGTGCGTTGCTCGTGCCGTCGCCGTAGTAGCCAGCCACATCGATGGCCTGCCCCATTGCGGCAGCAAGGTCGCGACGAAGGAGGGCTTCAACGTCCAGGCTGGACTGCATCAGCATCTTGCGAGTGACAGCGCCATAGCAGGCGACAGTCTTCGGAGACAGAGAGATGCTTCCGAAGGTCAAGTCACGGTTCGGAGCTTGATCATCCTCACCGATCCACGAGGCATTGGCTGCCTTCGTGAGCTGTTTCGGGATGTCGATGTCACCGACGAGACCGCCAAGGATGGTGCCCAGACGCATGATGCTGGTCTGATTGCGCAGCAGTTCGAAGAAACTCGAGGCGAGCAGAGTCGTCTGGACAGTATCACTGCCGGTTGCGGTGTACCCGGAACCGGATTTGATGGAGATGATGTCACGGCGAGCCTCTTCAGAAAGCGGCTTGCGCAGGACATCGACAGGAACGACTGTGCCACGAGCATTGCGCTTGTGAGAGCGGGCGGCTTCACAGACCTCAAGCTCGAAAGCAGCAGCTTCGCGCAGACCTTTGTTCTGAGGATCGCTGAGACTGCGGATGAGGTTCAGGAACTGGAAGCTGCGAGCCTCCTTGTCGCTGAGGCCAATCGGCGTGTTCGACTCCTTGAAGGAGGCGGCGCGCTTGGTGATTTCTTCCAGCGCAGCAGCGCGGAACTCGTCGATGGACTTGCCTTCGGTAACGAAGCGCTCGCCAAGCTCGTTTAGCTTGAGCTTCTTCGCAGCGGCAGTGATGTCGGCCATGCGCTGGCGCTCGACTTTCACAGCGTCGCTGTGATCTTCGCCGACTTCGATTGCGCGCTTTGCAGGCGCGGGAGTCGGAGTCTCGGGCTTGTAGTCGTTGATGAGGCGGGTGAGTTCCGTGTCGGAAACATCAGCAGCCACTTTGATGCCACGCGTGGAAAGCCACGCGATCATTTGTTCGCGGTTCATAAGAAAATCTCGTTTTGATTCAGGTTGAGTGTTCTGGGTGAGTTTGCGATCCACGCCGACAGAACAATCGGCGGGCGCGGTGACGATGCTGATTTCATACGGCTCCCACTTGGTCACCAGATAGACGTCAGTCCCGTCTTGTCGTGTCTCCTGCAACTTGACCTCGTTGATTCGGTAGCCAACGGACACATTGCGCAGGATTCCGTCCTGCACGTCTTGCCAAGCTTCCTCGGCGTCCGTGCGCTTGGAGAAGCGAACCAACGCCCTCCCTTTGCCGGTTCCGTCGAGCCAAGCTCTTTCGATGACACCAAGAACGTCGTCGAGTTCATGGTTGAAGAGAAGCGGCCCGCCTGAGTTGAGGCGGGACAAATCAACAGCAGCTGGAGAGTGATCGAGGATTTCGACCATTCCCCAGCGTTTCACCTCAGCATCACTGGAAAACGACAGCTCAACTGTCCGATTCTCCTTGTTGATCGAGTCGATTTTATCGACCTGCATAACACGGCGACCTTGCTCGCCGGGCTGAAAACCCTGCGGAAGTTTGCCGATGTCACGATGATGGAGGCCGATGCGAGGCATGATGTGAAATTATGGCGCGGGTGGATTCGGGTCTTGTGCGGTTGGTTCCGTGCGCGGCGAACTGCCAGGCATGAGGTCGGGCACGATGCCGAGGTCGCTGAGTTCGGCTTCCTCGCGTGCAATCTCTGCCCACACGTCGTCAGGATCGTAGCCTTGCTGGCGAATGACTTCGGAGCGGCTGACGAGCTTCTGACCGATGGCCACAGCGTTTGCTTCGACTTCAGCCTTCGGATCAATCCAGCTCCAGCGCCGTCCGCTGAATGCGACTTGCGTGAACTTGTCCATCTTTGTGAACGGCAGCGCGATCGTGCCGCCGCCCTTCGCAGGAACGCGGATTTTCTCCATCAGCAGCGCCATTTGAAGCCAGTCGGGATAGACCTGCTCACACCATGAGGAGACAAAGAACTGCTGGAGACCTTTCCAGACTTCGCGTTCGTCGAGTGCGCCCTGACGAATGCTCGAAAAGTTCACGCTCGTGAGGTCGCCAGCGAGATTGTTGTAGGACACGCCAAGGCCGACAGCGACAGAGCGCAGACAGGTGCGGACGAACATTTCAATCGACGCGTCCGGGAACTGAGGATTCCACTCGACAAACTCGCGGTTGCCGATGTTCTCGAACACGCCGGGCTCTGCGTCCATAGGTAGTTCGTCCGCATCCTCGGGATCGGCATCGGGATCGCGGAACATGCCCATTTTGCTAGCGCCGATGCGGGCATTGATGACCGCAGCATCCTCAAAGCCTGCGAGGTTGCGCATACGCATGAGGGCCGTGCGTGTCCACGGCAAGCCGCGCTTTTGGCCGACCATTTCGACGATGAAGATGTGAATCACATCAGCGGCTTCAACGCGCAGATACTTTTTCCCAGTGCCGAGCTGATAGCCGATTTGTTTCTCGTCCCAGTTGCGCAGCCAGTAGGCAACAGGCTGTTCGTCGGCATTGAACTCGATGCCGTGCTTGATCTTGTTGCCGTTCGACAGCGTTTCAAAGTAAACAGGGTCGAGCGCGACGGGATCAACGAGCTGGATGGCGAAACCATGCGGCAGATTCTTCGACCGGCGCTTGATTGCCATGATCTCGCCGTCACGAGCGACGGTTGTGACGATCAATCGCTCGACATCAGCGCGGCTCATGCTGTTCGTGATGTCGAACACGCCTTTCTTGCTGAAATCCTTCCACGCGGCTTCGATGGCGTCGCTGGCTGCCGTGTCAGGCTTACCAGACGGGTCTTTCACCTGTGCCTGGAGAATGAAACCGTTTGGCCCGGCCACGTTGTCACGCACGAGCTGGAGAAATTTGCGGCCGTGGTCGGATTTTTCGCACTGGTCACGCGAACGAGCCACAAGCGCGTTCCAGAACTGGTAAATGTAGGCATCAGCCGTCGTCGGCATCGTTGCCCATGAGGCTGTGAGGCGTCCATTGCTGGCCGCATCGGCAAAATGACGCTCACCCATGTCGAGCGGGATGCGTTTCGGTCGCACGGCGTTGCCTGCCGAGCGTTTTTGCTCCGGCTCTGCCGGTTTTTGGCGTCGAAAGATGGAAAGGAGGCCCATGAGGTCAGAGATGTACGGCGATTCGAGGCCCGAGCGAGTTCAATCCCTTGGCGCGGCGCTCTTCTTTCACCACATCGGCCGCGAATTGACTCCTGAGCTTCAGTAATTCGTCAACGGTGTAGCGCTCAAGCTCGCGATTGTTGATCCGGTAGCGACGAACGCCCTCTTTCGCCTGCCCGGACAGCATCGCGTTGATGTTGTCGAGCGCGATGCGGGCCTGAGAGCGCACGTCGCCAGCCTTCATGCTGCCGCGAATGACAAACGTCAGCTCTTTCGCGATGCGCTTGACGTTGCCTGCGTAGGTTGCCCACAGTTGCGCCATGTATTGGCCGGGCTCGAAGGCATCGGTGTCGATGTTGACCGTCCAGGTCGTGCCGCTGGCTGTCATGTCGGCGGTGCCAGCTTTCGGGCCGCCATAACGCACTTGCACCGCCGTGGCGTCGGCCACGGTTTCAGTAATCGTCAGCGTCTCGCCCTTGGTAAGTGTCACCATGATTTCACGAAGGAATTGCGCCTGCGTCTGGCCGGGCGGCGAGATGGCGGGCGTTCCTGCTGAGTTTGCGGCTCGGCTTCCGGTGCGTCTTGTGCGGTTGGTTCCGTGTCGGAGGGCTCGACAGGCTTGGCGGGTTTGACGGGCTGCTGTTCAGTTCTCTTTTTCATACGAAAGGCGATCTTGTCCCATTGTGGAGCGGCTAGAACCATCGCGGCAAACGCATACACGCGGCAATCGAGCGCCTCGTTGCGTTGTCCTCCAGTCTTGTGAAACTCTCGCACAGGAAACCCCTTCACGAAGCGCGTGATCAGTTTTTCTGCGCAGAGCTGACGGAAGTATTCCGGTTCACGACCTACCGGAAAATGACAAAAGCCAGGGCCGGGAGTGTCGAGTTTCAGCCGGTTGATGATCGTCATCTTTGCGGAGTCAACGCCGACGATATGCACATCCACAGGGCGGCGAACCTTGCCAGTTCTCTTGCGGTTAGGAGCGCCGATGATTGGCAGACCTGCCCCGCCGCGTCCTTTGATGGCGAACACGCGCTCGCCCTTGTGGCGCTTGGCGTAGCCATAGACGGCCTGCGTGTTGTGACCGCCTGAGTCAATGCATGTCCAGCCGACAGTGATCTCAGCTCCGCTTTCATGCCGCCATCGCTTGCGCAAGTAGTCCGACAGCTCATTCCACGGGCTTCCTGCTGTTCCTTCAGGCGTGTCAGGGTCGCCATGAATGACATGGTAATCGATGCTCCACGATTGCTCTCCTGCTCCCCATGCCACAACCTCGACTTCGAGGCGGTCGGGCTGTGTGTCGATTCCGGCAGTGAGTAGCAAGCCAAGGCGGGGCACGTCGTGCTCGTCTTGCTTGAATGGCAGGCGTCCAATTAGATCGGTGTCATGCAGCGAGTCGCCACCGCCTTCCCACGTCTCACCCAGGCAGGTATTCACCCAGACTTGCAGCTTCTCGGGGTCATCTTTGGCATCGAGAAAGTCTCGAACAATCTCGGCCACACGCCGCCAGGGCGAATAGGCTTCCCAGATGTGGAAACCTGCTCTGCCTTTGAACGGAGCCGACGCAACCCATTTGCCGCGGCGCACTGCCGCGTTTTTTTGCACGTCGTTGAAGTAGCCGTCGCAGTGCGGGCAGCGAAAAAGCGCGGTATCAGGATCACTGTCTTTCCAACTCACATTTGCCCACATGAGCACATGCTCAGTCTGGCAGTGTGGACATGGAATGTGAAAGCGGCGCTTGTCCGTTTCTTCAAACGCGGCCTCGATGCGGCTGAATCCCTTCAGCGTCGGCGTCGATGCGATGACAATCTTGCGATTCCAGAACGTAGCCGTTCGCTTGATCGCCAGATTCAGCGGGTCACCCTCCTTTCCGGCACTGGCTGGGTAACGGTCAACCTCATCAGCAAGCACAACGCGGATTGGACGGCTTGCCAGTGAGGCCGGACTGTTTGCGCCAGCGATGGTCAGGTGTCCGCCAGTGAATGACTTGTGAAGGATCGTCGATTTCTTGTCACGAGCTTTTCCGCCAGCGATGCGCCTGCCGATCTCCGGCGTATCTCGCGCCATCGGATCAAATCGGTCTTTGCTCCACGTCTCGCCCATTTCTAGCGTTGGTTGAAGCATCAGCATCGGACACGGGTCATAGTCGATGTAGTATCCGGCAACGTTGTTGAGCTGTTCCGTTTTTCCTATTTGAGCGCTGGTCATCATGACGACGCGCTCAGTCGCTGGATCGTTCACGGCGTCCATGATCTCGCGCTGATACTCGGCGCGAGCTGTATCCCATTGCCCTGGTTCAGCGCTGGCTTCGCTTGATAGCTTGCGAGTGCTGTCAGCCCATTGTGAAACTGTCCAGTCTGGCGGCGGCTTCCATTGAAGCGCGATGCTGCGAAAGAGGTTGGCAAGTGCGGCACTCATTCATTGGCTTCAGGCTCGGCTTCAAGTTCATCATCTTCATCATCGTCTTGATGCGTGCGGATGTATTCGCCTGTGACGACCTCAGGGCTGTAATTCGACAGCTCTGTGAGAGCCTGAGAGACGGCTGATTGAATGGCGTCCTGACGCTCCGCAATCGTCATACCTTCAAGCTGAGCAGCCAGCTTGGTCGGTAGCGCTAACAGTTTGGCGCGGGCATTGCCGATCATATCCTCCCATACTTTGGCGACAGCCTGTGCATCGTGCGCTGTGCCTTTGATGAGCGCGGCCTCAACTTCGGCTTTGTCGGCTTTGGCTTTCGTCAGGCGGGCGCGGTGTTGGGTGTATCCATCTGGCTCACCTTCACCACCACTCCACTGGTTGACCTTTCGCTCCTGAAGGAACTTGATGTAATTCCGAATGGATGCCCACAGGTCATAACGGCCTCGTGCGTGCTTTACGATCACGCCATCAGCGGCGAGCTGTTGGACGCGGACGGCCGTCAAGTTGAAGAGCTTCGAAAGCGTGCCGACTTCAACGGTTGGGCTGTCGGCTTTGGGGCGTTCACTCATGCAGCTTTCGGTTTGCGTGCCTTCATGGCGTTGAACGTCTCGCCAGTTTCAGCGTGGACGGCTTCTTTGCCGGTGAGGTCTCCAAGCACGCTGACAGGATCACCCTTCGGCTCCGGCACGTCATCGGGATCGGTTTTAGGGTCAACGGTTGAGACCGCTAGCAGCGCTGCAATCTCATCCGCGCTAAATCCGGTCAGGCCAAGATCGAAGTCCATATCTTTCAGCGACTCGATCTCCACTCGGAGTAACGCCTCATCCCATCCGGCATTCAGCGCCAGCTTGTTGTCGGCGATGACGTAGGCGCGGCGTTGCGCCTCGGTAAGGTGCCCGAGCCGGATGCCCGGCACGTCAG